ATTGGGTGCTAAAGCGCCTGACCCAGAACGTGCTGCCAGAGAACCTTGAAGTTCAACACGAGGGACACTGCTGCCGTTGTGGCCGCACCCTCACCCACCCAGACAGTCTGAAGTCCGGTATCGGGCCAGAGTGTCGCAAGCACTTTTAGGAGGACTATGCAGCACGAACTGTTTAACGATACGGACCTCGGTGATAGCCGGGGTCCGTTAACGCTTGCGTTTGATACAGCAGCAGACGTGACCCTTAGACGTATGGACGAATACGGTCACCCGCTGGACGATTTTAAGAAAGTTGAGCTTATCAAGCGGGCTGTTTCAGATTGCAAACACCCGGAGATACGTCATTGCCTTGAAATGATCGGCGTCAAGTTGGCGCGTCTAGCGCATGACCACACGCACTTTGATAGCACTGTTGACGTGGCGGGATACGCTCGATGCATAAACATGGTTCTAGACGAAGAGCGGGCACGCCGCATTAAAATGGAGGTAGCGGAATGCCCAATAGCTCAGAGCTAGATCAACGACTATCCCACGCCGCAGCGCAGCGGCGATACGCCAAAAAGAAAGTAGAGAGCGGTTGGCGCAGGGTGTGCTTCTGGGTGCCAAAGGGTGCGCCAGAGGCAGAGCTTAAAAAGATCGCCAAGGACTTTCTAAATAAATTTCACAAAGATTAAATTTTGTGGTTGTTTCTCCCGTCTAGTCGGACTATATAAGTATCAGTAGCTGATACACCGACAAGACGGGAGGACAAACATGTCCCAGAAAATTTGTAAAGAGTGCGGCGCAGAGTACACGGCCAAGAAGGCCCATTCTAAATTCTGCTCTACCAAGTGCAGAAAAGACTACAACAATCGCCGCGCTGTCCGAGGCGCTCAGTTGTACGACGTGTTCATGGCTATACGCTATGATCGCGAAGCCGCAACGAAGTACGGCTTAGATCGCACATTCATTTCACGTATGGGCGAGATGTTCAACGAAGAGGACAAGGGCTCTAGGGGTCCGCACGGTAAGTCCTACCGCTGCCCTCGCGAAGTTAAGGAAGAACTGGGATGCCAAGTAAACGCAAGGCGGGGTCGCGCATAAAGCGCCGCGACCCATACTGGAAGTGGCTACGCGCTGTAGGCCACAAAGTCGTCCGAGATCGGACATCGTACAATCGAAAGATTAAACATAAGGAGAAATCAGATGATCTATAAAGTTCAAGTTATTCGGGAAGTCCAGCAGTCCGTCGTTGTTGAGGTTGACGTACCCAACAACGTAATAAGTACTGTCGATGGGTGGAAAGTTCCGTCGGATAGTTGGATATTAGGTAAGGCCGAAGACCATGCGTCGGAGTTAAGTGACAGTTATTGGCGAGACGAGGATAGCGTGATTGACGAAAAGCAAACCTCAATTTTAGGCACAGACGAAGAGGAGGCAGCGTGATGGGTGGCAGACTTTGGTCAGAAGAAGATAAGGCGCGTATGCTGGAGCTATATAGTCAGGGGTGGGATACATCCAGCCTTGCTGAGATGTTCGACCGCACTGAGGATGCCGTTCGCCAGCAGACCGCCAAAGCTCACGTATACCGCACAGCGGAAAAGCTGTCGGAGGTGCGCCGCCGCTCTAGCGGGTTGCTAAACGTCCAGCGTGCTAGGCAGGACGCCGATCTCTCTAAGTAACTGCGACACGTCTTTGACTTTGTATCGGTCTACTTTCCGGGTCTCTCCCTCCTCACTAACGACGTCTATAAAGACACCGTCGGAAGTGTGAAAAGGGTAGAGGCCCGGTTCTCTTTCTTTAAACATCTATCATACCCGGCGTGACTGTCGTCGTGCCGACCTCTCCGTGTTTACGGCTGTATGTGCGGCACTCCGCTGCTCTAATGGAATGGTAGCCACCCCTAGCCGCATAGCTGTCTTTAGGAGACAGCGTCCTGTGCTGGGTCACCGTCATCCCAGCATTTTCTACTTCTACCTTGTGGTGCAGATGACCGCAGTGGGCGTATCTATGCGACGTCTTACCCCACATTTGTGGGTACTGCGCCGCAAACACCGACGCCAAGTCTTTAGGCTTACGCAAGTGACCGTGGTGGAAGGCTAACATTACGTCGCCAAACTGGTACGCGTAGTAAGGCAGTGGGTTGGTGTCCACGGTTACGCGGGGCTCATTTTCGTAGAACGACGCAAACATCTCCCGCAGCCACACGCTAGACGATATGTCGTGGTTGCCCTCTCCCTGTATAACGTGGACGGTGTCGTGTTTCTTCAGCATCATGTCCACGATGCACCGCAGAGTGTGTATGACGTTGCGAACAATATTTTGGTAGCGCGTGTCCTGATCCAGTATGTGCCCGCTGGTAGGCGTTGCTGGCACCATGCTGTCTGTATGCAGCATGTCACCTAACTGCGCTAGAATGCCCATCGACGCGTTGGGACTAGACGCAAGCATTTGGTTGTAACAGTTTATTAGCGTTGTGTGCGCCGTCTCTATGTTCCACGTCTCCCCGGCTTCGGGTGCCCACGCCATCATACCGTAGTGATAGTCTGTAATGACGTACACGTTGCATAGATCGGCTATTGTTTGCTTGGGGGGCTTGGTGGCTTTGGTTTTAGGGACACTGTCTGCAAACGCCTCCACAGCCTCCTGCATTAGCCTTAGTTGTGTTTGCTTGTCGTGGGACACTTTTTCCCACCGGAGCTTTGCTGCGCCCGTCCTAGCGTCGTACAGCGTTGACATGCCCGACACCATGTACCCTTCTGGCGTTGGGGTGTCCCAGCCGTGATCTGGTGAGTAGCCGCTTAATGCCGCTCTTTGCTTAGCTGTGTTAATTGCCTTGCTAATGGTGGACTGGCTTTTTCCGAGTTTCCTAGCTGCCTCGGTCGGGCCTCCAAATTTAGCTGCCGCCTTTATGTATGACCACTGTAGAGGCGTGCAGAAGGGTTTCAGATTTTCGTCAGGTGCATCCATCTCTTTACAAGAGGAATAAGCTAACCTCTTCCTTTCTGCGTTTAACTAGACCCGGCAAAACTTTGCCGCCCCCCATACGCCATTTTGGAAACTCTCTTGCACAGCCTTCGTAATTTCTTCTATTTAATTTCATTCGCATCGTGGACCGCTGAAACGCACCCGACCCAACATTATACACAAACGATGCCAGAGCGGAGAACATATTCTCGGTTATGCCCACCTTTACCAAACGCCTCAACGCAGTCTCAACGTGCGCTACTTCTTGCCTAAGTAAACGCTCTGCGTCTTCGATAGTGATGTCGGGGTGTTCGGGTGTAACAGGGTCACCTGTTCTATCCCACGTTGACCCGTAGCCTATAGTAGGCCGTCCTGCTGGGCATATGTAGACGCTAGAGCTAAAGCCTTCGTACTTTTTAATTATGTAAAGCCCCGCGTCGTTTATATTCATTTTCGGTTAAACGTCCGTTGCCCAAACCAAAACGACACCACCGCTGCCCACACTGCCTGCATTTCGCTAGACCAAATTAGTGAGTATAGCTGCCCGTCAATAGCATCAAATGCCAACAAGTATGTGAGAGCTATAAACTCGAAAAACAACAAGTAGGTCATAACAGGGCGCACTGTTGCTGATAGGTTAACTACCCATTTGCTAGACTGCTTAGTTATTTCTGTGTGTGACTTTTGCAGCGCCTCGGTCTCACGTATGTCTGCTTCAACATTCATAAATTGCAATTTTTGATTTCCAAGTTGGATTTTCTGTTCAAGCTGCTTGTCCATCATAGCAAGCTCGTGTTTTTGGTCTCTCTTTTCTTGGAAGTAGTCCATGACTTTAGGCAAGAACGACGTTCCAAAACCAATCACCGATCCAAGTAAACTAATCATATTGTCTGGTCACTTTTCTTGTGAACTATAATGTATCTAGTAGGATATACTTTGTTTTTGTTTTGTTTGTCTACAGTCGGGCGTACACCCAGTATCTGCGCTTGCCTTCCAGTGCTATCCGTATACTCGTGTACAACCTCGGTCACCATTACGGATATGGGCACCGGATAACCAAAACAATGCCCCTGCTGTAGACCTAACTGGACAGCGTATGCTCCGCTACTTTCTGCGTGTTTGTCCGCCTCGGCTACTGAGTAAACCCATCTCTTATTGCAAAACCACGTAGACACCACGCGGCGTCCCGGCTCTGCTTGTGTGGCGCACGCAGCCAAAAGAAAAGCCACTGATACTAGGGCGCTAACTGTTTGGTACTGGAATGTGCCTCCCATTATGGAGATGCTCCATTTTGCTTATGCGTTTGTCTAAGTTAGGTATGGTCTGCGTCTCGATAGTAGACAACCTAACAGAATGGTTTTCCTGTTCTCTGGTAGCAGTGCGAAGCTGAGCGGGGCTGTTGATTTCTCTTAATACATCAACAGCCTTTTCTAGCCGCTCTGTTGTCATGTTGTTGTTATCTAACGCACTATCCATTTCTGAATAACGGTTAGACAACGCGTTAATATTTTTCTCGACTTCCGCAACCTTCTGCCTGACTACCACGAACGCAGCCACTACTGTACACAGTGCTGTCCCTAAGCTGAACAGCATACGAAAGTCTAATTCCACCTCTATGCCTTCTTTTTACCGTAAGACATTTTCTTCTTTGCCATCTTCTTCTTTGGCATTTTCTTTGCCATCTTCTTTCCTTGTCGCATCTTTCCGTAGGCCATTGGTAAATCTCCATTAAGGTTAGGGATATCATTTTCTCTTACGCAGCAAACGTCGAACTGTATCGGTTTCGTATATCCTAATGGATATGTAGCAGACACTAAGAACCGCCGAGGCGGCGGGTAGAATTTCAATTAAGGTAGCTATGGCGATACTAAACGCACCTACATCACCTACCGACTTTAACTCTTCGCTCATGCCCAGTGCGCGTCGTCGCTAGCGTCAAAGGCTAAAATGTCTGCATCGCTTTTTGCTGTTAGCCCCGCCTCTATCTCGTTTGATTTCGTGCGGATCGCGTTCACAGCATCGATGACCGACTGTGCCGCAGCGCGGACATCGGCGTCGTCGCTTTGCAGATCGATAGAGGCGTTACGCTGTCTCCAAGCTGGCGCGACCGCTAAAATTCTACGTTGCGCTTCTTCTTTGATGAGAGGGTGCAGCGCCTCGCACCATTGCTCTTTTGTAAAGCCGCTGTCGTTGCCTTGATGGTCGAGAAAATTTGCCATTTATCAATCCAAGAGAATTTGCGTTGCACTAACCGCAGTGCCAGCGGTTCCGTATCCAGCATTTGTTGTCCCAACGCTGCCGTCGTTTTGAACATACTGCGTGTCACCGACTGTCATTCCGCCCGACGCCATTGTTGCAACGCTGCTCGCGACGGCAATTTCGACAGACTGTCCGTCGCTGACAGTGCTTTTAGCAACCCCGAGAAAACGCTCCGTTGTCCCCGATGCCTTGATATTGGTAGTTGTTCTTCCGACACGCACACCAATAAAAGGCTGCGCGACGCTTGAAACATACGGTTTGATTAGAAAGCCATCGACATCTGGGCTATAAGCCACTGGCGTATA